ATTAGGGCCACCTCCCGGTAAACGCATTCCCCTGTTCATTTTTTGAGCTTGTGTCATCATTTGACATTCTCCTTTTTTCTAAAAATACGATCATAGTTATCTTCATATTTTTGACGATTTTCGTTTTTAATATATTGACCACTAATCTTTACAGTTCGATTAGCACTTATTCTTATAGGATTTTTTTCACTTCCAACTTGAGGCATGATACGTCCTTAAAGAAAAGGGGGAGTATTTCATCCCCCTGTTAGTTTTAGTCAATACCGTAAAAGGCAGAAACAAGTGCGTCAGCGCGTAGAACTTTTGCGCCGTAAACGTGCAAGCCACGAACAATGTCACCAAAGCTTGTAACGTCACGAACCGTTTCGGTATTAACGATGGTTTGTGCAGTACAAGTAGAAGACATATGCCCAGCAATGCACTTACCAGCGGCATTAGTAGTTGCGGCAATGTTGTTGGTCTTGTACATATCAAAACCACGCAACTTACCAGAACTTACCAGACCGTTACGGATAGAGCCTTGGCCTGCGTTAAAGTCAACACTCAAGAGCTTAGAGTTGCTCTGTACGAGTTGCTCATAGAACTCAGGGTTAGCAAGGAACCAACGACCTTCTTCGGGTACGTTTGCTTCATCAAGAAGACGCGCCATGTGAGAAAGTACATCAATAGGATCATGCTCACCAGAAGCGTAGCCAATGTCAAGGTTACCAGTACCGTCAAAAGTACCAGCCGCCAAGTCAGTTGCACTATCAGAACCAAGAATGTGGTTCGGAGAAGCCGCAGAAACACCAGCAAACATAGTAGCAATTACGCCAGTGTCAAAAGCATCTCGCAAAGCATAAGCCGCTGAAGATGAGGCCGCTTCCTTAAAGTTGACATGAGACATTGAAGTTTCGATGTCATCAACAATGAACTTAAATGCGTTCGCCGTGTCAACAACAAGTACAACTTCATTGTCAGTCAGAGTCGTTGCAGTAATAGAACCACCACGCTCGTACTGGTCAACAGTGATTACTGGTTCTTTGATGATCTTTACAGAATCACCAAAAGCTGAAATTTCACCAGCATAATCAGTGTTAGTGATAGCTTCTACTACAGAAGACTTACGGAAGAAGTTTAGTACCTTCTTGGAATAGATTTCTGGCAAAAACTTATTGCCACTAAAGTTGCTCCCCGATGATTGAGCAAAATACTGATCGGATGTATTACTAGCCATTTTTAAAATCTCCTAAAAGACAAATTATTTTATAACTCTGCCTTCTATAACTGCTCTATCAATTTCTTCTTCAAAGCGGTCATAATCGTCCATAGACAAGGCAGAAATTTCCCGTGCTGTCCAAACTTTAGGCTGATTAGAATCAACCGTTGTGGTTTTTGTTGAAACCATATCAGCCGCAGTGGACTGTGAAGTTCGTGACTGACGAGGAACTTGATTAAAAGCAATATTATTTTCCATCTTATAGATGTCAATTGCTCGACTAGCTAAATCAGCATTGTCTGGATTTTTGTAGACCCAACGCTGAATTTCTTCAGGTTGAATCTTAGCCCATTCATGGAACTGCTCATCACCTCTAATTTCGTCGAAATCAGGATGACGCTCTTTAAGCTTTGTTTCTGCATCACGCTTACTAACTTCTAGTTCACGTTTTTCAAGCACAGAAAGTTTTTCTTGAAGAGTATTCAATTGCTCTGCACTACGCAGATGTGCAACTGTTTCAACAGTATCATACAGATCAGGATATTCATTTTTAAACCGCTCAAGATCTTCTACGCTCTTAGGTGGCGTATATTCAGGAATAGCAGATTGTGCCATCGCCTGAAGCTCTTCTTCACGTTGTTTAAATTCAGAAACTTTCTGATCGTAATGCTTTTTTAAATCGTCATACCGCTTTTTATAATTAGTACGAGTTTGTTCTTGAGGGGTAGCATCATCGCTAGTAGCCTCTTGCTCGTTCTGATAAAACATCGAATCTGCACTACCTTGTTCCCTAACTTCTGCATTATCATGCCAAGGCTTTCGGGCGTTATACATATTCGCTTGCGGTTCATCAAATTGTTCTTCGTTCATGTCACTGCTCCTTTTGGGGCTTGATGTCTTTCAAGGTGGCTGTACTAATGCGCTGTTTAATACAGGGTCTTGATACTACAAGGTGGCCTTAAGGTTATTATAATGATAAGGGGCTAGATAATTCTAGGTAGCCTTATCGGTTAAGGAGGCTTGGCACTTTACTAGCATACATCATCTGGCGACCAACATCTTGTTGTTGTTGTTCATCAGACTGCTTAGGCAAAGAATAATCTCCCATCAAACCTGCTTCTGGTTGATTATACATATTGTCTGAAGCCACGCCACCAAGTGCTTTACCTTCACGCTGATCAAAATTACGTTCTGCATCGTCCATCATTTTCTGGAGTTTGTCAGCACCGATATGATCAACGGCTTTTCGGGTGAATACAAATTCACCGTCCGATAACCTTGCGGGTATCGAATCTGAAATACCAGTTCCCGGCCCTTCGACCTCACCAGAACCAGCAAATTCTGTTGCATCTAATATTACTTTATTTAAAATTTCTTCTAGTTTATTGTCTTCATCTAAAACTTTAAATAAATAATCTTGTTCTTCTTCATCTAAGATTTCTTCTGCAACATAATCTATATATTCGTCTTCCATTTCACCGTCTGGAAGCATATCTTTTTTCTGCTCTTTTTTTTCTTCAGGGCTAATATTATCATAAGTATCTACTGGCCCTTCTTCATATTCAATAGGCATTAAAACTGCTACATCTGTTGCGCCACCATCAGCCTTTACTTCTCGTGGGCCAAGCTTAGAACCAACATCAGGAAGCTCTGAACCAAAGATAGCAAGGTCTTCGTCTGAAAGATTTTCCATGAATTGTCGAGAGCCTTTTGCATCAAGGCTATTGGCATATTCAAAAATTTCGTCAATGTCGTTAAACATTCCAAGGTTTTTAGCTACATCTGCTGGCTTCATTCCGCGAGCCATTTCAACCATATTGTCTACTGGCTCATCAGCCATTCCAACTTTTGCTTGCTGTCGCTGTGGAAGCTTTAACATAACTGTTTCGTAATCTGTGTCTGAAAGATCGTCTAAGGCCCTTGGATCGTTGTCTAAAATCTGTTCTAAATCTTGAGCCGCTTTTTCTTCTGATACCATTTTTTTCTTAGCGGCTTTGGTTTGTTTGCCTGTAAGAGCCGCTACTAGATCTAGAATTGCGCCGCCTTTACCATATGCTTCACGCTCTGGAGGAACCATCATAGAACCACCCTCATAAAAAACTCCACGACCCTTCAGTACGTCTGCCTGAGTCACTTTACCATCGTCTGTCAGATCTGGGAATTTTTTAGCCATCGTCTTTTTCCTTTCGTCTTTGATTTACTTGTTCTTGTAATGTTAGCAGGTTAGCCAGAGAACTCGCCTTCCCCTGCTTGCGGTACATTTCCTGTTCCGATTGTGCCGTCGCCAGTGCCTGTAACTCCAGCATCCGTAGGTTGGTCAGGTGTTCCTTCATCGGCTCCCATATCTGCGGGTTGTTCACCAGCGGGGCCAGCTTGTTCGCCAGTTGCTTGTCCAACATTATTTTGCATTCCTATAATCTGTGCGGCTAATGCCGCTTCTTCAGGGTCGTTAAGAATTTCGTCAGGATCAAGATCCAAACTATAAGCTAATTCACTAATAAGTTTTGACATCTTAACAAAAGGAGCAACTGCTGGATTCTGTGCAGTTTGAAGAAACATAGTTAATCGTTGGCTACGCACTTCCTTTTGCATTAGGCTATTAGTTCCCATAGCCCGTACTTCTAAATCTCCGTCAGTCTTAAGCTTACCATCAAAAAATTGCATATTCCATTGAAAGTATGCCTTACCTAATGGCTTGAGTAAAAAGTCATCCAGATTTTTTACAACTGTTTTTATGTTAAGTGATGCCGCACCTAAAAGCATAGACATACCAGAAGCTGTCCGTGTCATGCTTTGTACGCCAGTTTGACCGTGTGAATAGCTAGGAATACCTGTCTGCTCATCTGCTAACTGACGGAACTTATCAAACATCATCATATTTTCTGTAGATGTGTTTGGAAACTTAACACCATGTATTGCTTGTCCCGGCATACCAGACTGACGCTTAAATACTTTACCGGGATAAATCTCCATGCTTTGACCACCAACGAGCATAGTCTCGTCTACATCAAAAACAAGAGATCCACTCAACGCAAGATTATCAATAGCCATTCGTGCATGACCATTCATAATTTGCTGGCTGTCGTTCATGTTTTCAGCAACACCAATACCAAAAAACGAATAAGGATTACGTTCATAAGGGAAAGCGTTATACGGAATACGCGCAGGCGTAAACGGATTTATAACTGCTCTAAGAACTTTACCGTTACAGATCCAAGCGTTAATTTGAATTTCGTCAAGGGTGTCTGTTTCAGGAGACATTTCCATGCCAATCTCTTTAGCATATTCAACATCCATTACGCCCCAATATTCTAAGACTTCAAACTTACTAGAGCCAAGATCGCTCATTCGGTTATCGTCTTTTAACTCATACTCATAATCTTTTTCAACATAGTTGGGGCCAAGCATCATACATTCACGAATAGCGTCTTCGTCAAAATATGGCATTTTTCGCAATGCCCTAAGCTGAGACTTATTTAACTTATGTCTGTGTATAGCGTATTCACACTCATCAATAGAAGTAGCATTAGGATCAGGGAAAAAGTCCCAGATACTTACAAACTCAATACGAGGTACTCGCACAAATAATGGATCATATGCTCTTTCTCCATCCTCATCTTTCCAACGATGGAGAGTTTTATTAAAATTAAATGGGCCTTTGATGATGCCTGTACCAAACAAAACAGATTCTAGTAAGGCACTTCGTAATTCTGTTGTGCCATTTGATTCTTCAATTTGATCGTGAATTAATTTTTCCATGTTCCTTGCCGCTTCTTTGGCGGGTGAAATTTCTGGTATTTCTGGAATTGGAGATGGCCCTTCTTCAAATGTAAGCTGTTCAGCCTTTTGTATATCTTCAAAAATGCCTTTGCCAGAAGACATAGTAGCTCCCGGCTTAAGTACTTTTCCATCACCTTTATAACCAAAGTCAAAAGGATTTGTTGTTTCTTCAGCTACAGGGGCTGGTCGGCTAGTTTCAATATCAGGCGTTTGTTCTGCACTAAGATGCATATATTCGCTAACACCTTCGGGTAGGCGTGTCGGCATTACACCAATTGGAAACTTACCTGTACCAAATATTACATCTACTAGTTGTCCAAAAGCGGCAAGCACCTTAGTCTTAGTAACTTTAATAAATACACGAGACTTTTCAGATTCTCTAAACTTTACATTTTGAGGATATAAACCTCTAAAATTATGATAAGCAGTAATCCAACGATTTTCGTCAGCATCTCGCGCCAATTCAGAAGAGATATAACGGGCCTCAATCAAACCTGCAAGATTTGATTTTAAGCTTTCTTCTAGGTTTAGTTGCTTACCATCTTCATTTTTTACATCTTCAAAATAAAGATTGTTAGAACTATCCATGAATGTGTTTTCTTCTTTTGACATACTTATCCTATTGGTGTTAACCTTGCAATACTATATATTAATGTCGAACCAAACACAATCCCTAGAGTGTAAATACCCCAAGTATTAAGAGGTCGAAAAAGTTTAGGTCTTTTTTCCATATTAATATCCAAATGTTCCGTCTGCTGGTTGATATATAGTTTGTAACTGTAGTTCTCGCATTTGGCTATAAGTATCGTGTACTCTTGGTCTAGCCATAATAAGATACCTTAAAGCATCATATGCGTGATCAGATGCTTTGGTATCTAC